TATTTAATAAAGCCGTTTACATAATACCCTAACTCTTGGGCCACCTTTAAATCAACTTTGCGCACAAATTCAAGCAGGGCAATACAAGCGCTGATGGCTTCGGGCTTGCTGGCCTTGGTTTCCAACTCCTTAATGTCCTTGATTAGCTTTCGCCGGATATCCCCCTGTTTGCTGTCTGCAAAGCGTGCGCCTGCTGGTTTTAGTTTGATAGATGCGTTTAGTTCCGAAAGTTCGTCAAGCAGGTTTCCCATTTGCTCTTGCCGGGTAAGCACAAAGTTTTTTTGTTCTTTGGCCCAGTTACCAGCTACGGCCCATTTACTGATCGTTTGTTCTGAATATCCCGTTTTAACGGCGATCTCCTTTTGCGGTAACCTTTCTTTAATAAAAAGCAGTTTGGCGTAATCCTTTGCTTTTACAATCGCCGATTTACTCTTGGTTTCTGCCATGTTTTTTGGGGTTTTCAGACGCAAAGCATTGCGTCTCTACACCAAAAATGCACCCTTTAAATGCGGTAAAAAAAAGCAGTATTTATAAGCTGGCAATAACTGCAAGCATAACATAAACAGCCTGCAAGCATGTAAAAAGGCGGTTTTTTTTGGCGATGATAAGGTTTTACGTTTGGGCTTTCAAACAATAAAAATGCTGAAAACCACCAAACGGTATGTAGTAAATTCAAACGCGGTAAACAACTACGGTTTCCGTGTTTTAAGTGACGGTATCGACCAAAGTCAGTACAACAATAACAAGGTTATGCTGTGGCTACATTACCGCCCTACCGGCAGTAATAAGCATGAGGTTTTAGCATTGGGGTACGTTGACGATTTGAAAATAGACAAGGCCGGGGTAATGGACGGACAGCCCTATTTTGATGACACCGACGATTTTGCAAAGGGTATTTACAACAAATACGAAAACGGCACTTACAATATGTTTAGCCTTTGCGCCCTGCCGCTTGAAGTGAGCATGGAGCCTGCCGACATGTTACCAGGCCAAACCGGCCCAACCATTACCAAATCGTTGCTAAAAGAGATCAGCGCGGTAGATATTGGCGGCAACCCCGACGCGTACGGCGTGGAACTGTGCGACGAAGCCGGGAACCTGATCAAACTATCAGACGGCAACTTTGAAACCCTTGACTTCATTAAAACTAAAAATAGAGAAATGGCAAAATTAACCACCATTGCAGTAGCAGGATTGCTGCCGCTAATTAAGCTTACTGACGATGCAACCGAAGCGGATGCCATTAAAAAGCTTACCGAATTGATCCAACTGGCCGACGCTAACAACCAGGAATTGATCCAGTTACGCGATGCCAAAACCACACTAACTACCGACCTGGAAAAAGCCAAAACCGATTTGGTTAACGCGGCCAAGGCATCAGCTGAAATTAAGCTGAGCGACCTTAAAGAAATCGCCACCCTGCAACGCAAGGTTACTGCTGCCGAGTTTGACGAACTGGTTGAACTAAGCGACGGCAGTTATGACAAGATCAAAAAAGTGATCGACAAAAAAGTAACCAACCCCAGCATTAAGGATGCGCTAAGCACTAAAACGACTGCTAAAGCCGGTGAATTGGAAAACTTGCTAAAACTAAGCTACCAGGAACTTGACCAAAAAGGCTTGCTGATTAAATTGAAAGATTTGAGCGTGGACGACTTTAAGGCCAAATACAAAGAACGCTACAACAAGGATTATCGCGGCGACCACTAATAATGCATTTAAGCGCGAATTAAAAGGATTTTAAAACTAAAGCAATCACCAAAAAACAATCAAAATAATGAAAAATGTAAAAATAAAATGGGCCAATCTTGCCCAAAACCTTTTAGTGGCAGCGCTTTTTGTGGCGCTTGGCTTTGGGGTAAAAGCCGTTCCGCTGGCGGTTGGCATCGGCCTAAGCATCAGCCTTGGTGTTTTACTGGGCTTTGTTAAACCGAAACTTAAAGGCTCATTTTTTATGGCCGTACAAACGGAAGTTTGGGAGAAGGACATTGAAGAGGCCATTTTTAAAGATAACGGCTTTTTAAAGTACTGCAAAAACGCCACTGAAAATGTGATCGGTAACCGCGTGGTACACATCCCTCAATCAGGCGGCCCCGGCTCGGTAGTTAAAAATAGGGCTGTATTTCCGGCCGCTATCCGCACCAGGCAGGATACTGATGTTGTGTACGTATTGGATAACTATACCAGCGATCCGGTTAAAATACCATATCTGGATAAATACGAATTAAGCTACGATAAACGCAGCAGCGTACTGGGTGAGGATAAAGACAATATTGTACAAACCGCGGCTGAAGGTGTTTTGTACAACTGGGTAACCTCTCCGCTTGACGGCACGGTAATTTTACCAGCCCCAAGGATTTTAAGCACTACCGGCGGTGCTGTACCTGCTGCAAATCCCGGCGCTGCCGGTAACCGTAAGTCATACAGCCTTACCGACCTGCAAACCTTACAAACCAAACTGCGCAGTGAGAACCGCTGGTTTGAAGGTAAAATGAACTACCTGGCAACGCCCAGCGGTATTGCCCAAATGTTCCCGGCTGATAGCCTGATTACTGCCACTTATATGGCGCAGGTAAGCCCCGAAGAGCGTGCAATGGGCTTGATAGCCCGCGCCCAGGGTTTTAATATCTGGGGCCGTTCGTCTGTGTATACCATCGGGGCAGATGGTACCATCAAAGCGCCGGGCGCTGTTACAGCGGCTGACGATAACGAGGCCGGGATAGCCTGGTACAGCGAAAGCGTTGAAATGGCTTTTGGCGAGGTTTACATGTTTGCGCAGATAGATAGCCCGACCGAGTATGGCGACGTTTATTCGTTCATTACCCGCATCGGCGGCCGCGCACGCCGTACCGGATACGAAGGTATTTTCCTGATGCAACAGGCACCTGCCGCTTAACCCACGATAACCCATACCCCTGATTAGATAGCTGCAAACCAACCTCCCCGCCATACAGCGGGGAGGTTAACGAAAGCAAAATGAGAGTTTACACTGAACAGATTTTGAAAACCTATAACTGGCATAGCATCGAAGAGTTTTTTTTATCACTGATGCCAAGCGTCAAGTATAAAATAAACATAGCGCTGATGATATTGAGTTGTGGATGGGTAGATGTAGATAAGCTTTTCGGGCTTGATAATGCGGGTTTTATTGCGTTGCTGGTAGTTTTTGTAACAGAACTTGTTACCGGAATCAGCGCCTCCGTTATCCGAAAGGAGAAGATTAGCAGTATAAAGCTTAGCCGGTTTGGGTTAAAAGTAGCCTGTTACCTGGTATTGATTTTTGTAAGCTATACCATGAGCGTGAGTTTTGACGCCCATCACAAGGCAGTTGGCGCATGGGTATTTGATTGGCTGAATGTGTTTTTGATTATACAGATCAGCCTCGAAAATATCATCAGCATACTTGAAAATTTAGCCGTGATCAGCGGTAAGGATAAAACAGCCTGGATAAACAAAATACAGGACATTTTTAAAGTAGAAAAATAAGACCATGACAATTTTTGGAAAAATATTAAGCGGGGCTATTTCATTTGCAAAAAGCCTTTTTAACGTCACAACTGTGGCACCTGCCCAGGCAGTAGCCAGCGGCACAGCAACCGAACCCGCAGTGCCGGTAGCGCCGCCAGCCGGTGCTATCACCCAGCCCGAAACCGTATTGGAGACAGATGCACAATTTGCTATCGACCTGGTAAATAACATTAAAGCGGCACTCACTTCGCCGGTAGCCATTTTGATAACCGCCATTATACCTGGAACGGTTGACGATGTGATCCGCGAAACGCTGGTGAATGATCTGCCTCAGCTGGCGGCCGGGTTAACCTTTTTTAAAGGCATACTGCAAAGCAGCGATAAAAGCACCCAGTTTAATCAGGTACTGGCTGCCGTTAAATTCAGCGACAAGCCTAACCTTGATGCACTTTGGCATACAATGGCCGCCAAAGTGCTGATGATAAAAAGCGGCGGCACCGTAAGCTGGAGCAATGCGCTGATAGCGATAGAATATTATTTTACCCATTTGCTTAACGCGCCTGCGCCGGTAATATCCGTGGAAGCGCCGCAGGTTGAGCCCGATTTAACGTCGGCGGTAACCAACTCATAACCCGAATTATCAACCCAAAAAATACACACATGAAAAAATTAAGCTTTTTATTTTCCCTGGCGGCGCTGCTGTCTGTTACGGCCGTTAAGGCGCAAAGCATTCTTTCGCCCAACACATCGGCATCGTATGTAAAGCCCTTCCAGTCCGACTTAACCGTGCACGCCAAAGGGCTGGATACCGTTGCTAATACGGCTTCAGTATCCCAGATACTGCAAATACCCGGATACCAGGATATAGTAACCATACAGGCATCGGTAACCAAACTCACCGGTAATCCATCGCTTGGATCGGTAAAACTGTACGGATCGGTTGACGGGGTTAAATACGACTTTGTAACGACCAGTACGGATACCCTTGCGGTAGCCAATGTGAGCAGCGCGCAGGTACATACCTGGAAACTGTCGCCGTCGCCATTCTTGTATTATAAAGCCATTTGCAAAGGAGGCAACGGGGCCACGCAAACCAGTACGGTAAGTACTACGGCCTTATACCGAAAAAAATAACATGCAGGGCAGGCAGGCGGGTCGATTAATAAATCACAAAGCCGGACGGCGCATAAAAGGACTTGTCGCCTGCCCTGTATTTGCAAAATCAAAAACATTAAAAACCTTTTAAACAGCCTTTAAAATGGACTTTAAACAAAAAGCAAAAACCATATTCGCGGCCTACTCAAAAGAGGACACGATTTATTTTACTGCCGATGGGCAGGCGTTTTTCCAATCGCATTTTGCCGAAGCGCACGCGGGTAATCAGAAAAACAAAACAGTCGTTTCAGTTACCCGTAAAGATTTGGAAGCTGCCGAAATCGACCCGGATGCG